CCTTTCCGAAGCGCATGATGTTGCGCCGCAGGGTGCCGATCGCCATCGTCTCGAACGGCCGTATCGTCTTCTTTGATTTGGGATAGGTGAGCGGGACAAGGCCGCCCGCCTTGCATGCCTCATCGATGTCCTGCGCCCACTCCGCCTTGGCGGCGCGCGCGGCCTTGAAGAGCTGGAAGATCGTCACCGGCGTCACGTTGCCGTTGATCGCCGCGAAGATCGCCGGCTGCTCGAGCGCCGAGGCATCGACGATGGCGCAGGGCACCCTGTCGAAGCCGCGGAGCAGCGCTGCCGTGGCGCGGTGCTGGCCATCGATGATGGCGTAGAGTTCCTGCTTGCCGGCGATGCGCGCAACGATCAGCGGGGCGAAGCGACGCCAGTCGAACTCGTTGCAGATCCTGACGATGGTCTGAAGGCCCCTGCCCTCGATGCGCCGCTGGTAGGAATCGTCGATCCTGAGACTGGCAAGAGGCAGGAAATCGAGCCGCGGCGGACGGCCAGCCGGCTTCACCTGCGCGAGATCGACGACGGGCCTCGTGAGTTCCCGAAGCGTGCTCATGGCTGCTTCTCCGGTGGCAGCAGCGCGTCCTTCACCCCCTGGGTAAGCTGGCCGAGCAACATTGCGGCGGCGGTGGGCGAGAGCTCCATGTCGAACTTACGGCCGTCTCGGGCAGTGACGGTCAGCATCAGCCCATCGTCGGGGTGGACGTGCACGAAGGCCAGTTTCAGCTTCTCGTGGACTGTCGGCATCAGCGCCTCGCCGTGTAGACGTGTGAGGGCTTGAGGGGCTTTACCGGCGGCGCGTTGATGTAGCAGCGCGCCGCATGATGCGCGCAGTAGCTCGCGCCATCGGCGGCATGATCGCCGCAGTAGCGCACCGTGCCATCCGGTTGGTCGATCGGAAACCGGCAGGCGCCTGACAGCGGCATCTCGACCAGGCCGAGGCGGGAGGCCTGCCCCATGAACCCCTCGGCAAAGCAGCGCTCCACCTTCTTTCCGGAATCACCCTTCACGATGTTGGTGACGGGCTTCTGCCCCGCCTTCGGCGTGGCAGGCCCCTCGAGCCCAAGACGGCGCCGCGTGTGCCGCGCCTGCCAGATGGTGATGTCGAGGGCATCGGCGATCTGCTGGTCGCTCTTGCCCTCGGCCAAAAGCCTCCTGACGTCCTCGGCATTGGCGGGCGGTCCAGCAGGCCGCACCGTCGCCGGCAGCCCGTTGACGCGGCGGGCATAGCGCACATCCTCGGCCGCGAGCCCCAGCTCGGCGGCGATCTCCCGGTCATTCGCCCCCTGCGCCAGCTTTTCCTTGATCAGCGGCACATGGGCGAGGCCGGGGCTCCGCGGCTTCGCAATCCGCAACGAGACGGCGCGGGTCGAGACGGCAGCAGTCGGAGCGCCCAGCAGTCCCTTGTCCCGCAGACGGAACACCCGGCCGCAGACCGCGCTCCGCGTCACACCGATCTTGCGCGCGATCTGTTCCGACGACAGGCCATTTATCACACCGTTGATCAGCACCTGGTCCTTCTCGACCGTCCACTCGCTGTAGCGCTGCGACATCGTTCACGCTCCCGTCTTGACAGCGCGCGGGCCGCTGGCGGCGGGATCGATGAGATCGGCGCACAGCGCGTTGAGGGCAGCGACGGCCTCCTGCACCTGGCGGCGGATGTCGCGGCGCTCGGCGGCCGTCAGCTGGCCGTCCTGCATGGCGTGCAGTATCCCGCACTCGACGTCTCTGACCTCGGAAACGATGCGATGCAGGTGGGCCAGCGGCGAGGTGTTTGCATCGGACGCGGTCACGCAGGTCAAGCTGTAGCCGCTGCGGTCGGCGAGTGCCGACGTCACGATCGGCTGACCGCAGTCGGCCTCGAGCAGCGCGACGTGATCAAGGCGAGGCCAGCGCTCGAGGGTATGCGTCGCCATCGCCTCCGAAATGTGGGAGGGCTGGGCGCCGACAAGCTCGGCCGCGCGCTTGGGCCCCCCGCAGGCTGTCACCAGGTCGCGGAAGTAGGCCTTGAGTTCGACCGGCAATCTTGAGGTGCTGGCGGGATTTTCCACGAGATCAATTCCCTTGAGAGCCGGCACGGAGGAGCTATCCTCAGCGCACAGTTTGTTGCGTCAGGAGGTTCACGATGATCTTGCAAGCCGGGAAAAGGGGCGGGGCCGAAACCCCGCCCAAGTTCAGGGAGGAAACACTCAGGTCGCCACGCCCGGCATCGCTGCCGGACTTCCCCGAAACAGCTCGGGGCCACGCCATCACCGCTGCTGCGGAGATCCGGTTCATCAGGCTGCCTCGGGGGAAGAAGCAAAGAAGTCGTTGGGTGTCACTGCACCCCCGGTCACGTCAGCAATCTTGCGCATTTGATCGGGGCGCGGCGTCCGTTCGCCCGAGCACCACTTGCGAACAGCACCCTCCGAGCTGTCCAGCAATTCGGCCATAGCCGCTGGCGTCAGGGAGTTTTGCTTCATGTACTCTTTTAAGGTCATGCCCGGCATAGTTCCCCGATTTGGGGAACATTGTCAAGCGAGAACACCCCAACTTGGGGCGCGGCATCGATTTGAAGTCGTGGCACTATGCCCCGTTATGGGAAACAACCTGAGAAAACTGCGGGAAAGCAAGGGCTGGACGCAGAACGAAGCCGCCGATGCAATGGGCTATTCAAAAGGCGGCTACCTGAAGCTTGAAAGGAGTGAGCGAAAGCTCAACGTCGCAATCATTGAGAGAGCGGCGGAAGTTTTTAATGTGTCGCAGTCCGACGTGTTCACGGAAGAAGCACCGTTGGTCGGGTACGTCGGAGCTGGCGCAGAAACCCACTATTACGCCGTCGCAGATCACCCCAACGAGTACGTCCCGATGCCTCCGAGCGGAAATCAAAACACCGTTGCGGTCGAGGTGAGAGGCAGCAGCCTCGGCAGCATCTTTGATCGCTGGCTTGTGTATTACGACGAGGTCAGAAACCCGCCAACCGCCGATCTTCTCGGCAAGCTTTGCGTCGTCGGCCTTAACGATGACCGAGTACTCGTGAAACGTCTTCGGCGGGGATCGGCACCAGGTCTGTACCATCTGGAAAGCGTCACGGACGCCTTGATCGAAGACGTTGAGGTGGTCTGGGCGGCGAAGGTCAAGCACATGTCCCCGAGGTAGTTGATGGCAGGGTTCTTCTCGTGGCTTTTCGGTCGCAACACTTCGCGTGACGAGCCTGCACAGCAGCTCACGCTTCCTCGTCTTGTCCGAGGCGGCTTCTTCGATGTTGTGGGAGAGGCCAGCTACCAGAGGGCTTTGGCAAACATCTGTAACGGGAAAGGCCTTTATTCCGCCGAGCGCCAATGCATGGCGACCCTCATCCCCGAACCCGACAATCCTCATGACGTCAATGCAGTGAAAGTCGTGATCGAACGTCAACTGGTCGGCTACCTTGCCAGACAACACGCGGTCGAGTACCGCCAGCATATCGGCGATCGCGCATCATGGTGCGAAGCAAAGATCGTCGGCGGATGGAAAGATGACCGGAGCGAAGGACACTTTGGCGTGAAGCTCAAGGTAAAGTGGCCCCCTCGCATAGCCAAGAAATAGGTTCCCCATTTTGGGGTTGACAATGTTCCCCAAATCGGGGAACACTCGCCGCCATCTCACCGATGGAGGCTTCCGTGCTTCACCCCCGCCGCCGCGCCCTCACCCGGGCACTGTCCACCACACCCGGCACGCTCGCTGACGATCTCGGCTGCGTTGCTGCGCTCGCCATGCTCGCCGCCGTCGCCTACGCGCTCCTGGTGCTGGCATGACCTACGCGCTGGTCGCCTTGTTCCTGCTCACCGGGCAGACCTACGTCGAGCAGCGTGGCCTGACGCTGGCCACATGCGCCGGGCGCCTCGCCCTCCTCCGTACCGCAACGCTCAGCGACCTGGTCGTAATGGAGCCGCGGATCGGCAAGGTCCAATACCGCTGCGTGCCGGAGGGCCGGTCATGAAGGCAGACGGCACTGTTCAAACGTTTGCCGAAGTGGCCGAATGGCTAAAACAAAGCAGCGACGCCCTTGCCCTGACGGCAAAGGACATGTTCGTCAACAGCCAGTTCGAAGAGGTCCGAGTTAACGCCATCTACGCCAAGAACATGGCGGAGATGGCAGCCAAGGCGGCTTACCAACTTGCTCGGCTGCTCGACGAACAGTCGAAGGGCGGCAAGCCATGACCATTGCCGATCACCCCTACCTCGCCTGCCTCATGGCCTTCGCGCTCGGCGGCATCGCCGGATGGCTGGCAACGTCGCTTGCCCGCCTGCCGCGCCCCGACGTGGCTGACGACGACATCACAGGGATCGGCGCATGAACTGTGTCCAGACCCACACCGGCCTGCTCGTGTCGCTGTCCGATCCACAGCCCGGCACGATCTACATCCGCGACATCGCCTGTTCACTTTCGCGCCTAAACCGCTATTCCGGCGCAACGCAGCTGCCGGTGAACGTCGCCTGCCACAGCCTCAACGTCGTTCGGTTCCTCGCCATGAAGAAGGCGCCGCCGATCGTCCAGATGTACGGCCTGCTCCACGATGCCCACGAATGCTATATCGGCGACATCACCGAGCCGATGCGCCGCGAGATCGCAGCCTATGCGACCTTCGACGTTGTCGGCCGCATCGCCGAGCGGCTGGACCGGGCGATCGCCACGGCGTTCGGATTCGCCGACGTGCCGAGCTTCGGCGCCATGGCATGGGTGCGCTCCGCCGACCAGGCCGTGTTCGCAGCTGAGTGGCGCGACCTCATGCGAAGCCGGTGCCCGCTGGACATCGAGCCCGCGCCCTTCGCCATCAAGCCCCGCAACGCAGACAAGGCCGAGGAGGAGTTCCTGCGCACTTTCGACCGGCTGCAAATCGAAATCCCGCCCGTGGCGAGAGGCTTCATCGATGAGTGATCGTTTCACGGTCGAGAACGGCGTGCCGATGGTCAAGGTCAAGCAGCCGGGGCGCCCGTCGAAGTACCCCTTCGACACGATGGAGATTGGCCAGAGCTTTTTTGCGCCCGGCACCAGGTGCGCCACCGTCGTGAATGCCGCATGGCACCAGAGGCCACGCAGGTTCCGGTGCCGCGCCGTGGTCGAGAACGGCGTCAAGGGCACTCGTTGCTGGAGGATCGCATGATCACCCGCATCCTGATCACCGGCCGCAACAGCGCCGTCCCGCGCCATGCCTTTGCGCCCCTCGCAGAAGACATCACCCCATTCCGGCACGAAGCCGGAGTCCGCGCCGGGCGGCACCCGGTACACCCCTGTAGTGCACACATGAGCCCCGCGCCGAGTGTTCAGCCCAAGCCCCCAGCCTGGCGCGGGGCTTTCCGCGATGTCGCCCCATTGCTTGCCGTGAGCGGCGCCCTTTTCGGCGCGCTCACCGTCACCCTGCTTTAACCACGCTCTGCACTGCATCGCCCCACGGCGCAGTACTCCGCAGCTCAATGCAACGCCAACCAACAGAAGGAACTACAGAATGCCAAAGATCGTCACAGTCACACTGGAGAGCATCTCTCCATACTCCTCGTCGCGGATGCACGACGCTCCGAAGATCGACAAGGAACGTCCCGACGAATACGACCAGCGCACATGGCGCGAGAAGTTGTCGACCGACGAGAGCGGTCAGGTCGTGATCCCCGCCATGGCCTTCAAGCAGGCGCTCGACCGCTGCGCCAAGGTGCTCGGCCTCCAGGTGCCCGGCAAGGGCAAAGCCACCTTCACAAAGCATTTCTTGAGCGGATGCCTTTGCGAAGCCGATGTGCCGCTTGGCATCCACAAGGATCAGGTCCAGTCGGTCACGATCAATGCCCATGCTGACGGCATTCGCGGGTCCGGCAAGAGGGTCAAGCGCACATTCCCTCAGATCCCGAAGTGGTCGGCCAAGGCTCGCTTCATCGTTCTCGACGACGCCATCACGAAGGACGTGTTCGAGAAGGTCATGAAGGAAAGCGGCCAGTTCGTCGGCGTCGGACGGTTCCGGCCCGAGAACGGCGGATTGAATGGAAGGTACAAGGTCACCGGGTTCGAGTGGCAGCAAGTTTAGTCGTCACTTCGCAACTCTGCGCTGCGCATCGCGTCGCCCCGCAACATGGCGCCGCGCGTCGCTCCGCTCCACACCGCAACGCAACGTCTCACACAGGAAACCCACCATGAAACCCGCCCACTTTGAACTCTCCGCCGACACTCGATTTCTCCGCCAGCGGCTCCACGAGATGAAGCCTGGAGAGACCGTGACCTATGCCGAGCTTTCCACGATCATCGGCAAGGAAGTCACCGGATCAACGCCAGCACTCCTCTCCGCCAAGAGAGGCCTGCTCAAGGAAGGCTATGTGTTCAGCCCCATTCGCGGCGAAGGCGTGCGCCGCTTGACCGACGCCGATGTTGTGGCCACCGATGACCTGTCGGGCCTTCGCCGCCATGCACGGCGCGTCGGGAAGAAACTTTCGACCGTCAGCTACGAGCAGCTGTCACCTGCTCAGCAGCTCCAGCACACGGCCAAGACCAGCATCGTCGGCATGGTGGCATCTGTCACCACGGACAAGGCCGTCGCCAAGATCGAGAAAGCAGCGGGCGGCCGGTCCGGCGAACTGCCGATCGGCGAAACGCTTAAAGCTCTTGGCTACAAAACGAGTTGACCGCGTCGCGCTGCATCGCGCCGCCTCGCATCGCTACGCACCTCTTCACCCCACTTCACCTCGCACCGCTTCGCAACGGCAATTCCGCCCGAATTCACAACCGAGAGAAAACACGATGGAAGACCGCCTCGATTACGTCGCACTAAGCGACATCGTCTACAATCCAGCCATCAATGCGCGGCGCGACACGGAGACGGACGTCTCGGAGCTCGCCGCCACGATCGACGGGCAGGCGCTGGGCCAGCCCCTGCTGCTGCGCCCCGCTGGCAACCACTATGAGCCGGTGGACGGCGGCCGCCGCCTGCGCGCCATGAAGCTGCTGGCGGAGCAGGGCAAGCTCCCCGCCGATCACCCGGTTCCGGCCTTCATCCGCGAGCTCAGCGATGCCGAGGCCATGTCGCTGTCGCTCGCCACTGCCATCACCAGGCTGGATCTTCACCCGGCGGACGAGGCCCTGAGCTTCACCGACCTGGCATCGAAGGGTGTCAGCACCGAGGAGATGTCGGCGCGCTTCGGCATTCCGCTCCGCCGTGTCCGCCAGCGTCTCGCCATCGGCCAGCTGCCGGGCGAGATCATTGCCGCCCTAAAGGCGGGCGAGATCGGGCTGGAGGATGCGCAGGCATTCACCCTGCTGCGTGATCCCTCCCACGCTGCAAAGCTCTGGAAGCAGGGCATCCGCCATGCATGGAAGATCAAGCAGGAGTTCGGAAAGGCGCGCGTGCCGGCGGACTCGGCCGAAGCCGCCTATGTGGGCCGTGACGCCTATGTCGCCGCCGGCGGCCGGATCGACGAGGATCTGTTCTCGAACAATGCCTGGTTCGCGGACGGGAAGCTGCTGTCGAAGCTGTTCCAGAAGAAGCTGAAGGACGACGAGGCCGCATGGCTGGCCGAAGGCTGGAGCTTCGTCGAGATCGAGATGGACAAGGCGCACTATCACAAGACCAACGGCTGGCCGTATCTCCATCCCGAGGGCAAGCGCTCACTGTCGAAGGAGGAGAAGGCGAGGGCCGATCTACTGAAGGCCGAACTGAAGAAGCTTGAGGCCGCCTGGCGCAAGGTCGAGGACGGCGACCAGGAGGACGAGCTCGCCGACAAGATCGACGCCACCAAGGCCGAGATCGAGCAGCTCACGGGCAAGTTCTTCACCGACGCCCAGAAGAAGAAATCCGGCGTCGTGGTGCGCCGCGGCTACAACGAGATCGAAGTGCATTTCGGCATGATGAAGCCCGCCGCCGCGAAAAAGGAGGCGAAGCTGTCGAAGCAGACGCGCGCCGATGACGACGACGGCGCACCCTCGCCCGTCCGCAAGATTGAGCCCGAGGCGGAAGCTGATTTCACGGCGGCGCTGGAAGCCGAGATGGCCAAGGCCATGACGCACGCCATGCAGCGGGCGATCCTCGCCCAGCCACTCAAGGCCCTGCGCCTCGCCGTGTCCCTCATCCTGCAGATGGGCAGCCTGGTGAGCGCCGAGGGCTTCGTGCTGTCGCCTCCGCAGCGCCACAACATGGATGCCGGCGAAGACGCCGCGGAGGCATTGAAGCGCGCCATGGCGGCCGTCACCGAGGCGAATGGCGCGAGCGACAACACCGCAAGCCTGTTCATCGCGCTCGAAACCATCGAGGGCTTTGACCGCCTTCTCGGCGCGGGCCTGGCGCCGCTGTTCAACTGCCGCCCGCACGAGATGGCAGGTCTCCGCCCCATTATCAGCGCCTTTGACCCCGACGTGCTGGAGGCATGGCAGCCCGGCGAGGACTTTTTCAAGCGCATGCCGCGCGAGAGCCTCGCCGCAGCCCTCACCGAGGCCTGCGTGCCCGGCGCCTCGCCGTCGAAGAAGAAGAAGGAGCTCGTCGAGATGGCGCTCCGCCACCTGGTGCCCACCGGCTGGCTCCCCAAGCCGCTCCGCACCCCCAGCTACAAGGGCCCCGGCTCCAACGCATGGGCGAACGCGCAGGCCGCCGCAGCCGCCGGCATCGACCCGCCGCAGGAGGAAGCAGCATGAGTGATTTTATCGCACTACAGGAGAACAGATGATGAGTGAGATTGTGGAGAGGCTGGCGGAGCTTAGGAAGTGGCTGCTCTCGAACGATGTGGATATGAAAATGCCCGAAGGGATGATTGATCCCGAGGTGGCCGCCGCCCGCATCACCGCCCTTGAGGCGGAAGTGGAGATGTTGAGGAAGATGGTGCGGGACGCCTACAACGACGGATTTTCCGAAGGCATGAAGGAACACACATCACGCAAAGGCGGAACGCCGTGGTCATTGAGCAAGTGGCGCGCCGCTCTCACCCCCTCACAGAAGGAAAAGCAGGGATGATTTCCCGCGACAGCCGTTGCCCTCTCACCGCCTGCCCTGACAGCGAATGTGGACGGTATGGGTGTTACGCTTTCCGCCCTCGTTCGGTAGGCATCAACATTTGGCGTCAGGCAGTGCAGAAAGTTTTGCAAAATCGTTGCACTACAGGAGAACAGATGAGCAGCGATACCCAACTAACCACCGTCTACATCGTGTTGTGTATTTCGAAGACGGGGGAGGAAACCACTCACATTTTCAGCACCCTTGAGAAGGCGCTGGCGTTCGGTGAGCGCGACGACCGGGGGCATGTCTTCTACGACTACGTTCTCGACCACCCGGAGCGATCCGAAACGGCCCTGCAATAGGGGAGCGCCACACACTACAGGAGAACAGATGATGAGTAAGATTGTAGAGAGGCTGCGACGGAAAGTCTTCCACGGCCCGACAATGGAAGCATCCCACACTAAAACGCTGGAATGGGAAGCCGCCGACCGCATCACCGCCCTAGAGGCGGTAGTGGCAGAGGCGCTTACGAAGGTTGAGAATGACCGAACAATGTGGACCGAGGAGTGGTTGATATGGGCGCAAGACGCCCGCGCCGCCCTCACACCGGAGCCCAGAACATGATTAGCATAATCATCAGGTCAGAACAGGTGCCGGATGAAGTGTGGCGCGTGGCTATGGTAACGTACCACCGGGAGATACGGCGCAATCCAGACCGGGCGTGGCAGCTTGCCATCGCGGCGGCACTGACAACGTGGCCGCACGTCGCGCTTTCAACGCATGTCGAAGAGGGGCGGCGGATCATCCTCCCCCTGTCGAAGGGGGGAGAGTGATGAGCCCAGAAGAACGCCGCGCCGCGCTGGTGGAGAGGGTCAAGAGCTTGTGGCTCGACCCTGCCATCCCCGATGCCGACAAGGCAGCGTCACTTGTTATCGACATCATCCGTGCCGAGGCGCTGGAGGAGGCGGCGAAGGTGGTTGCCGCTCTGGACGTGCCGCCCGGCAATACCTACAGCTACGGTATGTATTGGGAAGACGGCGTTGCGGCTGCCGAAGACGCCATCCGTGCGCTTATCCCTTCGGAGGAGGGGAAAGATGCCGGCAGCAAGTGACGAACTTCGGGCTATGTGGGAAGACGATGCCGCAGCTTTGGCGTACCTAGAAAGCCGGGGGATCAAAGAGCCCAAGACTGGCCTTTTGCTGATCCCGAACGGGTTCGAACTGAGCCATAAGGACGCTTGCGCCATTCGATACATGATGGACGAGTGGGATTACGCTTGGAAACAGGACGGTTCCCCATGAAGCTCCTCTCCCCCGAGGAGGTGCGCGACCTGTTCCCGGAACACCGCCGGCCATCCGTCAAGCGGGTGATCGCCAAGGCGAAAGAGGCAGGCTGTTGCGTCAAGCTGGGCCGGGGAATAGGGTTCACGCCCGATCAGGTCACGGCCTTCATGGGCTTCCTTGCATGCTCCGTCTCAAGAAATACCCCGCACGCTCGCCCAACTGGTTCATCCGGGGCACGGTTGCCGGGATCGTCGTATTTGAAAGCGCGGGAACTCCTGACCGGGACCGGGCGGAGCGATACCGCCTCAAGCGCGAGCGGGAAATCTATGACGCCGCGCGGCTCGGGGAAGTCAAGGCCGCGACCTTCGCAGACGCAATAACCGTCTACCTGAACAAGGGGAAGCCCAGGCGGCACCTGGCACCACTTCTCGACCACTTCAAGGAAACGCCCCTGCCGGAGATCGGGCAGGCCGAGATCGACGAGGCGGCCCGCGTGATCTACCCCGAAGCCAAGGCATCCACCCTGAATCGGCAAGTCTATGGTCCGATGGTGGCTATCCTCCGGGCGGCGGCCAAGGCGAGGCTTCCCGGCGCACAAGCCCCGATGATCGACCGGCGGCAGGAAGCCCGGCCTCTGGTCGCCCCAGCCGACGACAAGCATATAGAAGCCCTGCTCCCGCATCTGCCGCCGGGTCTGGTGGCCCTGATCCTGCTCATGACCTACACCGGGCTGAGAACCGGGGAAGCGCTCCGGGTGCGCCCGGAGGACGTGCGGGACGGCTATGTCCATGTCGGGAGAACCAAGAACGGGGAACCGCGCATGGTGCCGCTGCCGGAGGGCTGGGAGTACCCTTCCGGAGGATTTGGCTACACCACCACCCAAGGCGTAGGAGCGGCCCTCAGACGCGCCCACAAGGCCGCTAGGCTGCCCTACAGGGATGGGCACGAGTTAGGCCGCCACGCCTTCGCGGCGCGGTTCCTGAGGGCCGGGGGTAGCATCAAGGCGCTGAAAGAGGCCGGGGGCTGGAAAAAGCTCGCCGTGGTCGATCAGTCCTATGGACACCTGGAACTGTCGGACGTGCACGAGTTCATGCGCGGGCTGTCGAGAAAACGTGCAAAATCCGTGATGCCGGATATCGAAAACGGCGATAAGTGATTGACTGATAAAAGAAAAAGGGCCGCGCACCTCATCGGCAGCGGCCCAAGTCTAAGGCAGAAACGGCTGCAAACCCGCAACGGGAACAGGCCAATCCATGAACGAAAGCGGCACGTTAGGCCCTATCTGTTCCGATCTCTGCCCGATCCAGCCAGACTTTCCGTGCAAAATCCGTGAAGTTATTTGCAGTCATCGCTACGATTGTTGCTGCAATCGCTACAGTGGCGTGCTATGTATTGTTCATCAACAGGGAGAGACGCAGATGACCACCGAAGCAAAGAAAGCCAAGATCCTCGCTGCCATCGCCTCGCGCGGCTGGTTCACTGGCGAAATTTACCACACCGAAGCGCGCGAACTTTGCGCGGCTGGCTTCATCAAGTTGGGAAGCCGCTACTTCACGGGCGGCAACCTCAAGTGCGTTTGGGTGGCGGTCCAAGATCGGGCCGCCTAACTGAGGGCTTCGGCCCTCCTCAAATCAACAAGGGAGAAAGCAGATGACCACAATCTCAATCAACGGATATGACCAGCCCGACCACTGCGACCATTGCGGCAAGCGCCTGATCCACGGCGTGCGCACCAACACGCACGGCACCATCGGTGCTGACTGCTTCGTCAAGCTGGTCAAGGCAGACAAGAGCCGCTTTAGCGGCAACGGCAAGCCCACCGCCTCAATGGTCCGTGACTTCGCAAAGATGGTGGAGTTTCGGTCGGCCCAGCGCCTTTCCGAAATGGGATACTCTCCCCGGCACTTTCAGTTTGAACTGGTGGGGGCATGACCCCCGCCTATCACGCCGAGCTAGCGGCCCGCGCCAAGAAGACTTTAAGTCAAACAGGCCGTGATTGGCGCACAGGCCGTCCCTTTTTGCTGGCACCAAGCAGCGAAGTCATTTCCCTGTTATGGGAATTGACCCTGCTCATTGAATCTGACGCAGAAAGCGCACCCAAATGACCCCCGCCTCTCTCACCGCATGGATGAACCGCCTCGGCTACAACCAAACCGAGGCGGCATCCGCTCTAGGCATCGCCCGCAGCACGCTGGATAGGTATCTGGACGGGTCCGTGAGAATACCGCATTCCATAGCTCTTGCATGTGCTGCCGTGGCGCATGGACTGCCGCCGGTCAAGTAGGGCCACGCCGCAGCACCAGCGGCCCGGCGCCGATCATCGCCATGACGAGCAGATAGGCCCATTCGAGGGAAATGCCGGGGTCCGGCCACGGAACCCCGGTCGCAAGATAGAACGCAGGCGCTCCGACCTGATACCAGAACAGCGCCGTCACCTGGAGGAACAGCACCGCCGCCCATGCGCGCTGGAGGACGGGCGACTTGGCGAGGGTGGCCTGTGTGGCCTTGGCGGTGGCCGCCGCGGCTTCCGCCCAGCTTTCCTCAACCTTGGCCGCCGTCTCCTGCGCCGCAATCTTCACCCGCGACTCGAACTCGGCTTGGCTGATCTCCTTGCGGAAATACGCCTGCCCGAGGTCCAGAACCTTATCGACAAGGCCGCCCGTGAGCAGCTTGACGATGGCGGCAATCACGCGGGCTTCCTGTTCTGGTCGATGACCCGCCCGAGGATGCCGGCCACGGCAAGGAGGATCACGATCCACTTTTCCCAGCCGTCAGGGATGAACGCCTTTGCGTCAGACGGCAACGAGGCCCAGACAATGGGCAGGGCGATGATGGCCGCGAGGGCCTGCACCGAAAACCACTTCCAGGCGTCTTTCCAGTCGGGGATCAGTTTCATGGCTTTCCTCCAAAGATGAACGCGGCGGCGGCAGCGATGGCCGCGCCAAGGGCGATGATGACGATCCAGGCGAGGGACTGCTCGGGCTTCGCCTCGGGCTCGGGGTTGGTCTCAGCCTTGGTTGCCGTCTCCGCGCCAGACGCATTCGTCTGTGTTTCCAGAGCGGCTTGATCAACGCGCTGGGCGGGCGGGTCGCTGGCCACGGGCCGCAGCAGGGCCGCCTCGAACGCCTCCGCGTAGCCTGCGATCAGGTCAGCCTTGTCGGTGCCGTTCACAACCCGACGCATGTCGCGGTAGGAGGCGAAGTCGGCCATCTTCTTGCCGGTGAACCAACCGTGGGCCATGCCATGCACGATGATGCGCGCGGCAATCTCCGGGTCGAGCGCGAGGTCAGGATCGGCAACAAGGTCGCGGCCCGTGAGGAACGAGGCTTTCTGATAGTTGGTCCGACCCGTGATCTGGACATAGCCTCTTCCAGCAAATTTGCGCCCGTCGCCCGTGACGGTGTTGCCGAGATCCTTCCGCCCCTCATAGCGGCGCTGGGTGTCAGTCGGCCCCCATATCTCGCGGCGGGGCGTCATGTGCAGCGCCGAGGACACCGGGCCAGTCTCGTGCCACGCGGTCGCCAGTACATAGGCGCGATGGCGAAGCGGCAGCCCCTCCGTGGCCTTGAGCAGATGTTCTATCCCGTCCACCTGATTTTTCGAGAGCGGCCCGAAAGCGCCTCGCAGGCTGTCGAAGAATGCTTTCATGTTTCACCTGTCAGGAGTTGGGAGGAGCCCAAAAGCAATAGAAATCCGCCGCCATGTGCGGGACGGCATAGGTCGGGATGCAGAGATGGAAATTGCCGTCGTGGCTGGCCTGTATGCGGTCCCACGGAATAACAGTGTCCACGGGGCCATTGCGCAGCGGGTTGATCTTGCGCGCCTGTTCTTCCGTCAGCCGCAGGCGGTAGCCGTTCTCATGCCCCGACAGTACGCCGGGGGTGACGGCAAGTTGGGCACAGTCGCCATGCGTATCGCTGGCTGACGTGGTGCAGCATGACCCCCCGGTCACGGGATCGTTTTTCCCAACATACCAGTCATGAGCCATTGCAGGCGAAACCATAAAAGCAAGTACTACGATTGACCGCTTAAACATTGCTGATAGCCCTCTTGGTCCATTCCATGCCGCGCAAGTTGGTTGCGGCTTCAATCCAAGCCCGGTGCGCCTCTTCCGCTGTGTCGAAGCGGCCAAGCCAGATGCGCATGTTTCCGTCTTGCAGCATTGACTGCCACCGGCCCGTGGTCTTGCATGGCCACGCCCCTTTGAGCCGAGATTGATTGTGGCGATGAACAGTCGAGTTCCACGATTGCTGATGATGGTTCGCCAGACGAAGATTGCTCCACCTGTTATCTGACCGGACGCCGTTAATGTGATCCACGGTCATCGGCGGCTGAGGCATTGCGCCGGTCATGTAGAGAAAAGCCAAGCGGTGCGCGACGAAAAGCCGGTTCAGCACACGCATTTCAATGTAACCGGCCTTGTTGATGTTCCCGGCAACTTGCCCTTTCTGCCCCTTCCCGCGCGTTTTCAGGTGGGTGAAGATTCCAGTTTCAGGATCATACGAATACAAGGCCATCAACTCGTCCCGAGTTGGAACGCGCCTTACGATGGTGGAAACCGTGATGATGGTGCCGTCTTTGCCGCGACGGCGCTGCGGGTATAGGATGGGATCAGCCATGCCGACCTCCTCGAAAGGTTGGTTGTGGTTAGGTCTGACGGAGCGCGCCAACGCTTCGTCAGACCGCCTTATGTTACCAAGGAATAACGGCAGAAAAGTTGCAGTCTGTTGCAGCAACTAACTTTCTCCCATGATTTCTGTGTAATTCCCATGAGCCAGCGCCGCGACCACGGGCGCGAGAAACACGAAGGCCATCACAAGCACTGCGAGGTAGATGGTACGGCGCATGCGGTGTCTCCTATGGTTCGATTGGAGGGACTTGCCGACGAAGCAGCGACTTGATCTCGGCAAGATCCTGCCGGATGTAGCCGAATTGTTGCTCCAAGATGATGAGGCGGTTCTCGTGCGTGTCGCGCTCGCCGTCCGACTTCTCCAGCGAGGCGATGCGCGCGTCCACGTCTGACTTCCATGTGGTGCCGACGTAGACGAAGACAATCGTCTGCACGAACAGCGCCACGATGATGGAGATCGGAACCTTCTTATCCATGTGCCAATGGTGCTGATCGTCGGCCATGCTGTTCCCCTTGCTGTCAGGTGTACCAGCCGCGATCCCACAGCGTGAGAAGGCGGCGGAAATACCGATCATAGCGTTCCGCGATGGTCTCCAGCGAATAGAGCCGCCGGGCGCGAGCGCGGATGTAGTGCGGATCAAGCTCATGCACCCGCTGGGCAGCCTCCGCGAACTCGCCGAGCATGCGGCAGCGGAAACCGGTCTTTCCGTGTTCTACGGTCTCGGTCATCGCGCCCCAGTCCGTGGACAACACCGGAGTGCCGCACCCCTGCGCTTCGACCGCGACGTTGCCGAAGGGCTCGATGTAGGTCGTCGGCACGAACACCGCCCGCGCCCGCGACATGATGCGGCCACGCTCCTCGGGCCCTATGACACCGAGATACTCACCGTAATCCGGCGGCGTGCCCTGCCCTGCGATCAAGAGCCTCGCTCCGAGCCGCTTGCACGTCTCGACCGCAATCGAATAGCCCTTGCGCTCGATCAGGCGGCCGATGAAGAAGTAGTAATCATCCTTCTCTGCCGAGAACGGGAAGCGCTCCACCTCGAAGTAACCGGGGATCACGTCATCGAACCAGACGCCATCCGCTGCAGCCGGGTCGTGCGCCTGGGCCCCATAGACGGTGTGCATCCATGCGTAGCTTTCAAAGACGCGATACTTGGCAAAGGTGCCAGGGTAGCCAATCCCGAATTCGACCGTCATGTGTGACGGGAAGGCATCTGCGATTGCCTTGTGGGAGTAGCCGCCGATGACACAGATGAAATCCTTCTGCTGAATGCGCTTGCCGATCTCGCGGATCGTGTTGCTGTTGAAGGTGCGCCAGTGTGGCAGGCTGGCATCGAAGGATGACATGCAGTAGTGCGCCGCCCCGACCGCCTTCCTCCTGTCGTCCTCTGAGAGACAGACGATGTGTTCTGTGCAAGGGGCCTCGTTCTGTGCTCCGGCATAGAGAAACACCTCGTGCCCGAGGCGCGTCATCATGATGGCAAATTTTCGGACCTTCTCGGTGAAGGCGCAGGCGGAGAATGCGTCGGTGGTGTGGGTGTGCGGAAGGCTGACGACGTGGAAGCGCATCACCGAATCCCCATGTTGCCTGGCGTCCTGTCGTGCGCCTTGGCAAGCTGCGCAACACGCCGCGCCATCTCGCGGCCTCCCTGATGTGGCCTATACTTCGACCGCACTCTGTCATAGACAGGCTTTGGTTTGATGTATCGGTAACGAGGGGCAACAGGGCCAACAGGTCCGATTGGGCCTTGCAGAGACTCTTGCATCAAAGCTGCTCCGCCACGCGGAAGAAATCGTCGATCTGCTCGTCGGTGAGCTGGAAGACCTTGGCGACCTCGTTGAGGAGCGGGCTGCTGCGATGAAACTCAGTGCGGTATTCCCACTCGATCTGCACCGCCTTCGACATTGTGGCGATGGTCGCCTCGACATCGGCCAGCATGCCCACCTGATCGAGGAACAGACGGATCTGCGCGGCGGATACTTCTTCCGGCACCGGCGGCGGCAGCGTGGCCGGATCGGTAGCGCGGATGTACCAGGTTCCCTTTTCAAGGCTGGAACCCGGCACACCATACTCACGGACCACGGGATGCCATGTGACTTTCTTGTGAGGGATGTCCACCGGCTTTACGTCATAGCGGCGGATTTCCTGAAACTGCCCATCTATAAGGAGTGCGTACTCGTTCATTGTGGTTCCTTATGAAGCGGGGCGGAGGGCAATGGACATTGCGCACATGCTGTTGCGGTCCCCCATGTTCAGCGCCGAAGGGTCTACGGCCCCAGAACTCCAATCTGTTTTTACAGCTACCCCAAGTGCTGTTCCATATGTGTCGGATTGGTAAATTGCTTCAAAGTATTCCCAACCCTGCCCGCCAGGCTCTGTGGGTGTATCTGTGCTTTGCCCGGAGCCAGCGCCTACAAAAACCAAAACCGCGCCCGGAGTAGCTGGTGTTATAGACGGATAATTTATATCGACATTGGTGTTCGCCTGCGCCGTGGTAGGGGTGACGTCTAACGGAGACGCAGTGTCCACATTGCGAAACACCAAAACGGACATCGCACCGGCGTCAAAACCATTCAAAGTGGGGCCGAAGGTCGTGTCTGTGTCAGAAGTGATGAACTTATAGGCCACCCTGAAATTGGTATCGGTGAGGGTGTGGTTCTCGTAAAGCTCCGAGCCGATGAGCGTATAATCTGCCGATCCGTCGGTGATTGAGAGAGTGCGGTCCGCCGCAGACCCCGTGGCGAACACCGCCAGCACGAAGTCACCAGACTGTGCCGCAGATGCGATCCCGCCCGTGAGGCCGCTGTTGAGCGGGATAGTGGAGTTACCCGACGCAGCGCCAGCCTTGCCCGCGATGGCACCGCCGACGAACTGAATGGCGGCCCCACCACCCCCCACCCCGAAGCCTGTCAACTGGTTAACTGTCAACATGGATCAGTCGTCACTTACTGCGTCGGTGGTGTAGTGGATGCGAACCCCGAGAAGCCACGCATCGACGGCCATCGTGTCTCCGGCATCGGCTGGGTCGCGCGACACCTGAAACATCACATACTCCTCCGCACCGGGAGTTCCGGCCACAGTGATCGCCGGTGTCTCACCGGTAATATAGATGTCGTAGGTCGTGCCGCCGGTGTCGTCGATTTCCTGAAGCGTGCCAAAGGCGGTGTCCGCAGCGTCATCGTTTGCGAAGGCCACGGCAGCAAGTTCCCACGAGACGCCGAAATTCGTTGTAGTCGATGGATGTGTCCAGACGAACTGGGCAACGAGCGTGCCCTCATTCCACGACTTTGGCATCTGAATGCCGAACTGGGCCTTCTCTTTGGTTGATGCGTCGAACGCGAGATATTTGAGCATCACGTCATTGGTGGAAGTCTCGAAAGTGCCAGCCGCCGCGCCGTTTGTGGTCGTTGGCGTCATGGCCCCCGCTGGCACCCAGATCGTCTGCTGGCCGACAGCGCCAGGCCCAGTGGCACCGGTTGGACCTGTGGGGCCTACTGCACCGGCGGGGCCAGTGGCCCCTGTTGGACCCGTCGCGCCAACGCCGCCAGCCGGGCCAGTCGCTCCAACGGGACCGGTTGGGCCAGTCGGGCCCACATCACCCACGCTTCCGGCGGGACCGGTCGGGCCTGTTGCGCCCACGGCTCCAGCATCACCTACCGGGCCAGTCGGCCCGGTAGCTCCCGCAGGCCCCGTTGCGCCAATCGGGCCGGTCGCACCAACGCCACCGGCAGGGCCAGTGGCACCCGTGGGGCCAGTCGCACCCACCGATGCAAGCACTTCCCAATAGGTGACGTTCGGAGGCGCGTTGCCCGTCGTCGGCGCGATGCAGATGTAGGCCGAACCGCCCGAGGTCACGACATCGTCAACCACATAGGCCGTGGCGTTGTCATAGGCCCCGAGGTAGTTGACCCCGGCGGGCCCAGTCGGGCCGGTTGGGCCCGTCGCACCAACGGGGCCGGTAGCTCCGGTGGGGCCTGTCGCGCCTACACTGCCAGCGGGCCCGGTTGGACCCGTAGGGCCTGCCGAACCAGCCGGACCCGTGGCTCCGGTCGGACCCGTCGCACCCACTGCGCCTGCATCTCCGGCGGGGCCTGTCGCGCCCGTCGCGCCAGCCGGTCCCGTTGCGCCTACAGGGCCAGTCGGACCCGTCGCGCCAGTCGCCCCCTTTTGCACCCACAGATCCCACTCCGGATCTACGCCGGGCGTCTTGTTGGTGCTTGAGGTGTTCGCGATCCACGAGCTGCCCTGGTACTCGACGCCGTCATTGGTGACATAAGCCGTGCCTGAGTCCCATGCGCCTTGCCACGAGACGCCGCTGCCGGGGGCGCCAGTCGGCCCGGTCGCGCCCGCAGGCCCGGTGGCGCCTGTGACACCTTGCGCGCCTGTGGGCCCGGTTGCCCCAGCGGGGCCAGTCGGACCAGTTGCTCCGGCCGGGCCTGCATCGCCTTGCGCGCCCTGCGGACCCGCGGGGCCTGTAGCCCCAACCTCACCAGTGGGGCCGGTGGGGCCGGTGGCGCCTGTGGGGCCTGCATCGCCTTGCGGACCGGTCGGCCCGGTGGCTCCAGCGGGGCCAGTGGCACCCGTGAAGCCAATCGAAACCCACAAATCCCATTCGGGGTCAACGCCTGGCACTTTGTTCGTGCTGGGCGCATTGGCGATCCACGACGAGCCGCCATACTGTACGCCGTCGTTCGCCACGTAGGCTGTGCCGGAGTCCCAGGCACCCTGCCACGCCACGCCGGAACCGGGGGCGCCGCTGGGGCCTGTTGCTCCCGCAGGACCGGTTGCACCAGTCGGGCCGGTTGGACCCTGCGGCCCAGTGGGGCCGGTCGGGCCAGTTGCTCCGTTGCCGCCAGCAGGGCCCGTCGGACCCGTCGGGCCAGTCGCTCCGGTGGCACCAGTGACGCCCGCCCCGGTCGCGCCTGTGGGCCCGGTGGGCCCTGTCGGTCCCGTGGGGCCAGTTGGCCCTGTGGGCCCGCCAGCGGGTCCAACAGGGCCCGGCACGACGATCTCGATCACCCGCTCGGGCGTCTCGATGACCTCGATCTGGGCACCGCCGAAGATTTCGAGAACGTCAGGCATCGGGATTGTCTCCACCCTCGGCGATCAGCTTGCCCATGAGGATCACTTCCTCGCGCCCGCTTACGGTGCGTTGAAGTTCGTAGACGGTGAGTGCGCCGAGCGGGATGGTGCGGCTTTGGGCAGCCGTAAGCTGGATCGTGGCGCGGGCGTCCGCCACCGTCTCCGCTTCCGACAGGGTGATGCCGGCCCCGACGCCCAGCGTGATCGTGCTGGTCGGCGTCCTGATCTGGAACTTCAGAGTGCTGTCGAAGGCGGTGAGTGTTCCTTCCGATCCGCCCGCGCGCAGTTGCACGAGGATCGGGTCGGGTGCGCCGACATGCACATAGAAGTTCTTCCGCGGTGTTCCCTCGGTTGCCGACATGATCCCTCTCTCAGTAACTCGTCGTGACCCAGGCCGAGCCGTTCCAGCGCTTCAGCGGCTTCTCCACCCATGCGCTGCCGTTCCAGACCTTCACAGGCTTGGCGACCCACGCCGATCCATCCCAGACCTTGATCTTACCCCCGCTTGACGGCGGCGCCGGATCGGGCCGGAGCGCTATGGTCATGGCGGCCCATGACTCGGTAAACCCGAAGGGCCCGGAGAAAGCTGCCTGGTCGTAGGCCCCGGACGACCAATCATCCTTGTGGCCGATGCCCAGCGTCACGTCATTCGTGTCGTTCTGGCCAGCCGTCAGGAAGTCCACGAGCCCACTTGTCGAGAAGGTCTCGGTCCCGGCGGAATGCCCTGCCGCACCTATGCAGACGATGAACGCTCCCGCCGTGGCGGGAGTGATCGCCGGCGGGTTGGGGCTTGCCGCTCCCGTTCCGGTGGCGGTCGTGACCGTCACATCCAGCGGCGTGGTGGGGTCTACGCCACGGAAGACGTAGGCCGCCATTGCGCCTGCGTCGGCGGCATCGCCTGTCGGGCCAAAAGTGATCGAGGTGTCGGAGGTGACGCGCTTGTAGGCCACCCTCAGATTGGTGTCCCGACCGCTGGCGTTTGAGTAAAGCTGTGACCCGGCCAGCGTGTAGTCTGTCGTGCCGTCGGTGATGGACAGCGTCCGGTTTGCCGTTGACCCCGTGCCGAAGACGGCAAGCACGAAGTCTCCGCTCGACACGCCCGAGGCGATGCCGCCTGTCAGCCCGCTGTTGATCGCCAGCGTGGACGTGCCGGACGAGGCGCCTACCTTTGTGGTGATAGCCCCGCCGACGAACTGGATCGCCATCTAGTTCGTGTCCACCCACAGATCGTTGGTGGCCGGGCTGCCGGGTGCCGTGGCGCCCACCGTGATCTTCCCGGCGATCTTGCCGTCCACGTATTGCTTCGTGGCCGCGTGCAGGTTCGATGAGGGATCGGCGTGCAGGGTCAATGCCCCAGTCATGGTGTCGCCAGCCTTCGCGACACGCGCATCGACGTACTGCTTGGGGGCGGCGTGGAGTGCAGACGTCGGGTCGGCATGCAATGTCAGGAAGCCGGTAAGGGTGTCACCAGCCTTGAGGACGCGTGTATCGACATACTGCTTGGGAGCGGCGTGCAGCGCCGATGTCGGATCGGCATGCAGGGTGAGGAACCCCGTCATCGTGTCCCCGGCCTTCGCCACACGGGCATCGGCGTACTGCTTCGTCACCGCGTGCAGCGCCGAGGTCGGGTCGGCGTGCAGGGTGATGAACCCTGTCATCGTGCCGCCAGTCTTGTCCAGCTTGCCGTTGATCGCGGTTGCATCGATCGTGTCGCCGACGAGGTCGAAATCGCCCGTCGCAGCATTATAGATCAGGAACTGGCCGGAGGCGGCCGTCGCCGGGCTGCCGGTGATCTTGTCATCCCACGAGGAATCGACGTCGCCGCTTACCGACACCGCATAGTAGTCACCGCCGGTGAACGGGCCCGACAGGGCATAGGCGACGGTCACGTCCACGGCGCCGCGGTAGGTGCCGGTCGGCGGGATGAGTGAGCTGTCGATCACACCACCGCTGTTGGTCCGCACCACCTTGTTGGCATAGGTGGAAGAGCCGCCGACCGCCGTCTGGTAGCCGCTGGGGCCGTCCACATATTGCTTTGTCACCGCGTGCAAGGCCGACGTCGGATCGGCGTGGAGCGTCAGGAAGCCCGTAAGCGTGTCGCCAGCCTTCGCCACCTTGGCCGCGTCGCCCGCATCAACATACTGCTTCGTGGCGGCGTGCAGGGCCGAGGTCGGATCGGCATGAAGGGTCACGAATCCGGTGTAGGTGTCGCCCGCCTTCGAGGCCTTGCCGCTGATCGAGGTCGTGAGCGTGTCATTGACGTCATCAAGCTGCTGCTTCGTCACCGCGCCAAGGTCGTCCACGGCATCGCCCGACAGGATCAGCAGCCCCGTCATCGTGCCGCCAGCCAGTGCCAGCTTGGCATCGAGGGCCGATTGCGTCGCCGCGTTGATCGTGTTCGTCGGCCCCGAGGCGTAAGGCAGCGCCGACCAAGTCGAGGTGCCGTTGCCGGCCTTGAGCCGGGTCACGGTGCTGCTCACAACCTCGATGCCGATCTCGCCATTGAGCAGCACGATGTTGTTCGCGGCCCAGTCAGCCGTCGTGCCGATGATTGCGCGCTGTCTGGCGAAGATGTCGGCCAAGGTCGTTCCCCTTTAGGCGGTCAGGCCGGGCGTGCCGGCAATGATCTGGTCGGCAGAAGGCGAGGCGGGCGTGCCCGCGATCACCGTGTTGCTGTTCGATGGGCTGGCAGGCGTTCCGCCCACGTAGACGTTGCCGGTCTGATCGACGATGCCGAGCGGCAGCGTGTTCAGATCCATTTCGGCCTGCACCGTCACCCGCACATGCTCGCCGCTCACGGCCTCGATCGCGATGTCGCCAATGTATCGGATGTAGTGCGGCAGCGTGCGGCCCGTCGTGAAGCCCGCGAAGCTCGTGGTCAGGTCGAGATAGTGCCAGTCGTAGCCGAACTCATTGGCCCAGGACTGCCAGTCCCAAAGCTCGTCGATCGACAGCACGAGCGCCAGCGTGAAGACGTGCCGCTCCTGCCGCGCCGAGCGGCGCTGCCGAGTGTTGCCGTTCTCGAACCGCACCGCCGAGACGCCGGTCGTGACGGCAACCTGGTAGCCTTCTATCAGCGGCAACGGCAGCGACGACGGGTAGGCGGTCATGCCGTGGCCTCGAGATAGGTGCCAATGGCGGACGGTGCGAGCTCGGCCGTGACCGTGACCTGCACCACGTCGGCGGCCAGCAGCGTGGCGCCGAGGTCGGAGGTGAACCGGATCAGGGCCGGTGCCGTGTTCTGCGTCAGTCGGCCGGCGTAAAGGGTGGGCAGGTCGAGCTCGAACCACCTGTAGCCGTTGGCCAGCACCCACAGCTGCCAGCTTGCCCACTGCGCCAGCGTCATGCGGAACACGAGCGAGAAGCTGTGCGGCATCGTCTTGTGGACCCGCCGCTGCGCCTGGTGCGTCGGATCTTCGGAACGCAGCACACCCATGGCGACGCGCGCGCTGAAGCCCTCGATCACCGGGCCCGGCAGTGTCGAGGGGTAGACGGTCGGCATCAGTGATCAGTCCATGTAACTCATGGCGCCGGTGTAAATGGACGGCGCGTAGTTGACGGCCTCGACGGTGACGGTGTTCTCGCCCGTGGGGGTGGTCGATATCACGATGAAATCCTGCACAACCGTCGCGGATGGCCCGAAGGCGAAGGACGTGTACTCAAAGTCGTTGTCGGTGTTGATCGTCACCGGCGGGCTCGACGGCAGGACGACCAGGTTGTCCCTCGCGCCGCGCGTCACGGTGATGGCGCTGGACACGCTGCCGTCGGGCGCGCGCAACAGCATTGCCTTGCTGCCCGGTGACCAGTCGAGATCATGATCTACGGTCAGGATGTTGCCCGACCGTCCGATCACGAGCCCGCCGTCGCCCCACTTCGGCACATTGTGCGAGACGCCGATGCGGTCGCCGAGCTGCAGGATCAGGCCCTCCAGTTCCGTGTCGAACCGGATGCGCTTCCGCTGCGACTGACTGCGCTGCCAGGTGAGCCGCGCATACTCGCTGGCATGGGCCGCCGCGGTGATGCCCGGCACGGAGAAGCGGTCGGGCCGCACGGCGTTGGTCGGCCATAGTGCGTAGCTCTGCCGGAAGTCCTTCGGGTCGAGATATTCGATCTCGACGCCGTCGGCCGCGCCCTCCTCGTCGAAGGAATAGCTGACGACCATCGACCCGGCCACGATGTTGGCATCGGTGAACAGCGCCGAGCGCACCGGCTTCACCCCATCCTGCGCCACCGACATGATCTGACCCACCGGCAGGGGTTCGGCGCCGAAGGGCGTGGCGATCGTGCGCAGCGCCTCCCAGACGGTAATGCGGTCGCGAAAGACGTGGTTGAACTGATAGGGCGCCCAGCTGGTGCGGAGCGTCGTTAGTGTCGCCGTGTCGAGTTCCGTGCGCGGCCGCGCGGCACCGTAGACGGTATTCACGAAGGCGTCCGCGAAAGCGTCGGCGCCACTGGTCGAGGCCGCCTCAGAGCCGCCGGTGGGGCGCTGCAGGCGGCGAGTGCACTTGACCCGCAGCCGCACGGTGGCGTCAGGGCCCACGCCGCGCGAGGCCTTGATACGGGCGGCCAGCAGGGTCACGTTCCCGTAGACCGGCGTCGTGGGATAATCGCCAGCAGCTTGAGGCCCCGTCCACACCGTCTGGCTGTTGCCCTTCTGAGGCCGGGTCGAGTTGCTCGTGCGCGTGACCTTGACGGCCCAGCGGGCGGACTTGTTGGCCGTGATCGTGTAGGTGCGGCGCACCGGCGAGGTGAGGACGATATTGTCGCTCGTGCCGGGCGCGCTAGTGCTGAGAGTGACTGTCTGGTTGAAGACGCTGCCGACCTGGTTGTCGTTATCGTCCAGTTCGACCCACTCGATGCGAATGCTCACCTGCATGGCGACGACGTCGCCGGGGTCGGTCGTCACGAAATAAAGCCCGTTCGGGCATGTGAAATCCAGTTGGAACCTGTTGCCCTTCTGGCCGGGCTTGCAGGTGGCGTAGAACCCGGTCGTGTCGCCGTTCTGCGCAAGCTCCTGATTGCTGACTTCAGTCGAGGTGACGACGTTCTCGAAGAACCCCGCACCCATCGCAGCGGCGATGTTGCCCATCACCGAGCCGTGCTGCGAGGGCCGGAAGGCTTGCCACGTCACCACCCCGGCGGCCAGCGTCGTGGCGTCGGTATCGCCGAGGAAGACATCGGTCACGTCGATATTGCCCTGCCCCACGCACACGATCACGTCGAGGTACTGAATCCCGTTGAGGGGCTCGCCCGCGTTGGCCTGCGACCACTGGAACCAGGTGTAAGGCTGCGAAATGTAATCCGGCGTCGTCAGCACCGTGCCGTAGACGACCGGGATCGCTTCGCCGATGCGGGCGGCGTTCTGGTCGGTGCTGATTTCATAGACCGTGCGGCGCGTGCCCTTGATGCCGGAGGGCGTCTTCGGGGCAAATGCCTGCGACACGAAATAGGTGGCGACCGACAAGGCCGCCGCGATCAGGAACTGGACGGCCAAGGCGGTGAGCGAGATCGGCTCGGCCGGCATCAGGGCAATGGCCGCGACGTCATCATCCTCGACCCGGTAGTCGAGATCGTCGAGCGGCTTCTCCTCCCCGTTCACATAGAACCGAACGGGCATGCCGAAGCCCTTGGGGTGGTACTCCTGCAACCAGTCGATGACGGGCGTGCCAGCGGCAAGCGGGTGCTGCTCCCGCGTGTGCGGGGCCAGCGGGTTTCGCAGGAGGACTAGCGTTGCCATCGCCAGAACTCCGTGTGCGGGTAGAGGGTCACGAAACGCGGGATCGGATGCCATGCGGACCCAAAAGCCCGGCTGGCGTGAAGCACGCCGCCCTTGAACACGACGCCGACGTGGTGCGGGCGGCTGGCGCTGCCGACGATGGCGATGTCGAAGTCGGCGGGTTCCTCGACCTTGACGGTGTGTCCGCCAGCCACCTCGCCCGCCAGCGCCGCGGAGATGGCACGGGAAGCGCCCTGCGGGCCGGGGGCTGCCTGGTAGAAGTCCGGCAGCTCGACGCCGCGGGCCAACCTGAAGACGGCCGCGACGAGACCGTAGCAGTCGAAGGCGTCGGGGCCGCGCGCCCCCTCGCGGTAGGGCAGGCCGATGAAGCTGTCCAGGTTCATCGCCTCAACCCCGGAAACTGGGTGTAGGTGTAGAAGTTGTAGGGGAAGGCGCGGTTCAGCACGTCATTACGGGTGGCCGTGGCCGACACCGCCTCGCCGCTCACGTTCACCCCGGTGATGATCAGCGTCAGGGCCGGGGTGTTCTGGGGGGCGCTGCCGGGGGTGTCCAGGTAGACCCGGTAAGTGCAACGGATCGGCTCGCGCGGGTTGGCGATCGCGGCCTCGATCGGATCGACAAGATCCTGCCCGATGTTGGCGATCGTCAGTTCCATGTCCTGCTGGCCTTTGGCGTCGAGCGCAGGCAGCACCACCCGGAACGGGACCGGGGTGAAGGTCACGAGCTGGCCAGTCTCAAGCAGAAACTCCCACGCCTGGTTGTCGTTCGTCAGGTAGTAAGGCTGCGCGAACAGGCTGTGCGTGAAGGCCAGCGTCTCGATGTAGCGCTGCGTGGCGGGCGCCGAGGCGTAGATTTCCTTCAGGGCGGCGGTGATCGGCATCAGCGCCCTGCCCTTCTGAGGCCGTAGCCACGCTGCAGGGCCGCGTCGATCTTGCCGCCGCCGCGCGCAAGGGAGTTGGCCACCTCCTCATGAATCATGATCCGCAGCGACCCGTCGCGATCCCGCGACGTGCTGACCTGGGCGGGCGTATTGTTGATCACTGTCACATTCATCTGGCCGCCGCCGAGCGCATGGTTGGGCGTGATCATGCCGGAGGCGCCGGGCGTGAACATCTCCGGACCGTTTTCACCAACCAGATAACTCCGCCCACTGAGCACCGGCCCGCCCGCTGCACGAACGCCGCCGAACATCATGCCGCCGATGCTGATACCCGCACCGCCCGTAAGCATCCCTGCGCCGCCACTGAGGCCGCCCAGGAGGGCACGCAGGATCGCGCTTGCGGCCAGCTCTGCCGCGATGTCCGCGAGGCTTTGGATGATGCTCCGCGCCATCGAGGCAAAGGCTTCCTTGACGTTCATGGTCCCGGTGATAAGCCCATAGATGCTGTCGGAAAGCGAGGCGGAGATCGTCTCACCGATCCGCGTCAGCCCTTCCGCGACTGCCGATAGCTGAGGCGCGGCGGCAGCCAAGTTTTCGGTCAGTTGAGACACCGCTTTGCCCGCGCCGTAAACATCATCGATCGTGCTGGGCGGAGCAATCTCCCACCACTCCTTCTTCGCGCCGCCGCCCTTGCCGGGCAGTGAAGGTGCATCAGTTTTCGGACTGCCCGGCTGCTCCGGAAGACCTCCGCCCGGGATCGTAATCTCCAGCGGCTTCGGGGCGATAAGACCAAGGTATCGTAGCGCATCCGTGATCGCCTCGATTTCCTTACGTGTGGCCTTGATGGTCTCGCCGATCTCGTCCCAAAGCGGCTGCAACCAGTTGATCCACTCCGCAATGGATGGGCCAGTCTTCACGAGATCGATGAGCTTCTCGGTTAGGTCCACCATGATCGGCAGCACCGGCCCCAGGGCCTCGCGCAGCAGGCTGTCGAAGGCAGTCTGAAGTCGCGTCAGGTTGTCGTTGAACTGCTCAGCCTGGCGCGCGGCTTCCGGCGTCACGACGCCTCCAAAGCGTTCGAGCTCCTCGCCTGCGCCGCGGATCGCTTCGCGCCCGCCGTTCAGCATCGGGATCATGTCGGCGCCCGAACGCCCAAACAGCGCGATCGCCAGCGCCGTCTTGTTGGCGCCGTCGCGCATGGTCTCGAACTTCGCCGCGACGTCCTCAAGTATCGCCGAGGTGGGCCGGAGCTTGCCTTCGGCGTCCGTCGCGCTGATCCCGAGCGCGCGGAGCGCAGCGCCTGCGTCGTTCTCCCCGCCCGCCGAGATCTCTGAGAGCGACCGGGAGAACCGGGCCAGCGTCGTCGTCAGGCTTTCGAGCGAGACGTCGGAGAGCCGGGCCGCGTATTCGAGCTTCGAGAACTCGTCGACCGGGATGCCGACCTTCTGGGCGGCCTTGCCGAGGTCGTCCATGCGCTTCAGGCTGTTGGACAGCGCGAAGGCCAGCCCGGTGAGGGCAGCGGCAGCACCGGCTGCAACTCCAGTAGCGAAGGTCTTGAGCGACCCCGAGAGACCCGACAGCGAAGACTGAGCCTGACGCAACCCGTTCGCGAACTGGGCGGTGTCGATCCCCAGTTTCACATTCAGGTTGCCGATCTGCGCCTGGCTCATTGGATCGTCTTCAACTCCTCGGGATCCCCGCCGAAGGCGAGGAAGATGGATTTCATGGCGATGAGGTGCTCATCAGGCGTCTGCCGCCGCCCGCGCGGACGCTTGCCGGAGATCAGCAGCGTGTCGAGCTTTGGCAGTTTCTTGGTGCGGTCGAGGGCCACGATGTGCCACGCGAGCGACATGCGCTCGTCGGCCTCGCGTTCCAGCCGCAGGCGGAAGCCTCGCATTTCGCGGTCGACTTCCTTCGGCGTGATCCGCCAGAACCGCGCGGCATCGAACCCTGCCGCAACCCATTGCTGGTGCAGCTGGGCCCAGTCGGTGCGCGGTTCCGGCCCTATCGGTTTTTTCTTGCCGCTCCAGCCTCGGGCGGCGGAAAGGCCGCGGAGATGGCCTTGTTGACCGCCTCGACCACGGCCGGCACGCCGGCGGCGTCCATGATCGGGCCAACCGCCTTCGGGTCGTCGAACTTGTGGTGCTCGAGAAGTCCGGCCCACAGCACGGCGCGCATGACCTTGAGGCGGCCCATGCCGCTCACGATCTGCTCGAGGCTCTGGCCGAGCGCATCCTCGAGCTCACACACGCTGTTGATCGTGTAGGCCAGCTTGTAGGTCTGGTCACCCGCGACCAGGGCGACTTCACCACGATGCGGGTTGCTCATCAGGCGGCGGCCCAGGTGGGCTTGCCGGTGATCTTGAAGGTGGCCGAGGCCGTCATCTTGTCGTCGACCGGCGCCTGCGGCTGGTAAGCAGTCACGATCGCCTTGAACACGACGTTGGCGCCGTTCGCCGCGGTGATCTTGAACTGGCCGGTCGCCGCTGCGGTCAGCGCCGCGATGATGACGTCGGCGTGGTTCGGCACATAGTTCAGTTCGATCGTGACCTCGCCCGCATCCATGAGGCCTGGGATGTACTCACGGAACTGGTCCTCGGAGTTCATGTGGGTGGCGTCGATCGCGTCCCGCGAGTAGCCGGGCCAGGTGATCGACGTCACCTCAGCCACGAGGTCGTAGCTCGAGCCGTTGTAGATCGAGAAGTCGGTGTTGTAGCCGATCACTGCATTGGTGGGCATGGTCAGGCGTCCTTGTGCCAGATGTTGAAATCCAGAGAGGTGCGGAACAGCTTGTCTGGCGTGGCCGCGTCCTCGAAGTCATCGCGCTCCCCGATGAGGAAGCAGCCGTCGAAGCGGGTGGCCAGGGCCTGCCCGCTGTAACCACTGAGGCAATCCTCGACGGCGCGGGCCACGGCCTTGGCGCTGCCGTAGCTCGTGCCGATGCAATCGACCTGCACCCGGCTTGCGACCAGTCCCGACGGCCCCTGCATCGTCATGTCGCGCAGGCCGCTGATCCGGTAGAGCACGATCCGGGGTGAGGCGGCGCCCTGCGGCGAGCGCACCCAGTGGACCCGGCCCGCCACGAGTGCCGCCACGTCGGCGGCATCCGTCAGCAGCTTGCGCAGCGCCTCTTCCATCAGCCTGCCTCGACAGCCATCAGGGCGGCGATCGACGCGCGGTACTTCACGTCGTAAGACTGCTTCTTGCTGCGGCCGATGCGCCGGGCGGCCATGATGATCTCGTTCCCCAACTCGGCGCGGATGATGTCCAGCGCCTCCCGCTTCTTGCTGTCCCAGGCGGGCCGCATGAATGGTTGCGGTGCGGTCCGCACCGTGCCGAACTCCACGAGGTGGGCATAGGCCAGCACGCCGCGCGCCGGGCCGACGTACATCTCGGCGAAGGCCCCAGCCCCCGCGGCCTGCCGCCTCGCCTGCCGCAGCGCCGAGACCGCGGCGTCGCGGCCGAGACCCGCCCGCATGGCGGCGGCGAACTCCGCACCGCCCGTCTTGTTCTTGAGCCGCGTCGAGACCGCGATGCGCCCGGCGAGCTTGCCGGTATCGACCGGAGCGAGGCGGCTCGCCTCATCCGCGATCGGCTGGCCTGCCTTCCGCAAGGTCCGGTGAAGCACGTTCCGCGCCGTTGCCTTGGGCAGTTCTGCCAGGGCCTTGTCGAGTTCCCGGAATCCGGACGTCGAGACGGTGACCGTGTTCATCACTCGGCCCTCGCCGCGGCGGTGATTTCGATCATCTCCCGGCGCCCCAGTTCCTTGGCGCCCTGGATATCCCAGGTCCGGCCGTCGTATTGGATCTGGTCGCGCGGATCGAGGACGCTCACCCGTTCCGACCAGCGGATGGTGAAGCGGCAGAGCTTTGAGGCCAGCGTCTCGCCGGCCCGCCACCGCTCGCCATCGCTGACCGGAGCGACATGAGCCCACACCGTCGCAAGGACGGCCCACTCGTCCACAGGCTCGCCGAAGCCATTGGTGCCGGACTTCCGGCGCTTCAGGACGATCTTGCGGTCGAGTCGGCCGGCGTCCATGGGTTAGAGCGCAACGCCCGAATACTGGAATCGGACGTCAATGATGCCCGTCGTCGTGGCGATGCCGACCAGGCACGAATACTCGCCCGCGCCAACGTCGGCCACCGGGCAGATGCCACCCGGCGTGTCGCTGAGATAGTAGGCCACGCCAGCCGTCAGCGTCGCGCCGATGGTGCAGAGACCAGACTTCAGCACCCGCACCGGCTGGCCTGCGGCGCCGCCGTTGAGGGCGATGCCCTTGGCCTGCCGCACTTCCGCCGAAGCGCTGTTGTTG